GTTGCCTCTTTCCTTGCAAATTCACATTTTATCGATACTTTTCGGTAAAGAGTTTGCTCTGAATTGGGCTCGTCTATTAGTTGAGCGAGAGTATGAAGTCGAATTGCGCTACCCCGATGGGGGCTTACCACAAGACACCTTGCCGACGTTTAAGAAACTTCTTAAATACGCGGTTGGGCAACCTATGGGAGCTCTTAGCTCTTGGGCAATGCTTGCATTGACTCATCATTATATTGTTCATGCGGCTGCTTGGCAGTCCGGTCTAATTCCTTATGGAAAACTTTATGACAATTACGCTATATTAGGGGATGATCTAGTTATCGGTGACAGATTAGTCAAGGATTGCTATTTAACAATAGTCGATGCTCTTGGTGTTGAGTGCGGGCTTCACAAGTCTGTGCTTAGCACTAGGGGTGTCGGGATCGAGTTTGCAAAGAGAACCTTCTTTAAAGGAATAGACGTTAGTCCTGTTCCGATATTGGAGTTTATCTCTGCAACTTGGACCCTTCCAGCCGCTATTGCATTTGGACATAAATACAAATTAACCTTACCTCAATTGGTGAAAACCATGGGGTTCGGTTATAAAGTATTAGGGGGACTTGATCGACACGTTGGTCAACTCTCTCGAAAAGTTCGAATGCTACTGATGGCCTTTAACGCTCCACCTATCACATCAACGGATGAAGAAATCTCCGCTTGGTTAGGGAAGGGTAACCCCCTTGTTGGTAGTTCGTCTGACGCAATTAAGGCGTTCGAAACGGAAGTAATAGATACTGTTGAGAAGTTAATTAAGAAGGCGTTTGCGTTTAACGTAAGCACCTATATTAAGGAACAACTCCAGATCTATCGAGTCGGTTTAACCTACTCTAATTCTTTTTCTAGATACCTAACAAGTATTATAGGAAGGGGTGAGGAGTCAAGGGAAGTCGTCCTCTACGACCGAAGTAAGGCGTTCCGAATGTGGAAGATGATTACAACAGGTACCGTGAAGGTACCTCCCAGCGTCTTTAACCGAATCAAAGAAGATATTCTAGATTGGGATCTTTGGGTAACCCAGGTTCTCTCGAACCAGGTTGGCCCTCAGGTCGCAAACTCTAGAGATACAATCAATCGATTGCAGTCAGACATGACAAGGTTAGGACCTCAAAACCGGATTCCGCAATCTTATGTTTATAGTCTACAGGCTCTTAAAGAAATTAATAACACAAGTGTTATTACTCAATTTAAGAGAGTAGACGATGAACTTAGACCGAGAATGGATGTAGTGCAAATTAAGTTATGAAGAATATGGACAGATTGCATGAATCGGGCTCTAAAAAGAATCCGAAATGCTGCGACACCGAAAGGCTAGCAACTCGTAAACGGTCGAATATAATCTTAACGAACTTGGCCCCTGACATCATCCCCGCATCCATGTACGGAGCGGTAAGTTTGATACAAAACTTTGTGCGTGTCTAAA